GGGACTGAGTCTCAGCTTCAAAAAATGGCTGAGCAAGAAGAAACCCCAGCCGAACGCGCTGAGCGACTTCTACAAGAAGAACTAGAAGCAATTCGTATAGGTCGTGAGAATAAACTCAGAACACAAGAGGAGTTCGATTCTCTAGAAATTGATGCGCACTTGAGGCATCAAGAGGCAATTAGCGAGGTTACTCGTAACGAGCAATTGGCCAGGCTGCAAATGCAGCAACAAGGACTCGCAAACATGGCCATGGTTATGGGCAACATTAACGAACTAATAAGAAAGTCAGGGAAAGAAGGAACAGCTATTGCTAAAGCTGCATTCTTAGCACAAAAAGCTATCGCTGTTGCTCAGATTTTGGTTGCTACAGAACAAGCAGCGGCTAATGCTTCTGCAGTATCAGCAATAGGTGGCCCTGTTGGATTCTTTGCCACGCAAGCAGGAATTAGAGCTACAGGTTATGCATCAGCAGGCTTGGTTGCAGGCATGGCAATTGGTGAAGTTGCGGGCGCGTTTGAGCAAGGCGGGATTGTGCCAGGCAATTCATTCTCTGGGGATAACATGATAGCGCGTGTGAACTCAGGCGAAATGATCCTGAACAAAAACCAACAGTCTAAACTGTTCGAAATGGCGAACGGCGGCGGTGGTTCAACTGGCACACCTAACATTAATATCGTAAACAATGGAACACCAATGGCCGTTGAAAATATGAGTGTTTCACGCGATGAGATCACGCTAATGATTAATGACGCAAACAAGCGCACTGTGAAGCAGATAGATAACAGTCTGGCTAGTGGTCGCGGAACAACCGCGCAATCGTTACAGAAGGGCTTTAGAGCAGAGAGGCGCATATAATGCCAGAGACTTACCCATGCGCGTTACCAGGGGTTCGCGTAAACTCCAACGGTTATTCACCTCAAGAGTTGGTTCGCTCTAACAATGTACAGAACGGGCCACCTAGGTTTAGGCTGCAAGCTGATTCAGGTTGGCTACAGTTTAATGTAGGTTGGTCGTTTGACCAGCTGCAAACTCAGGTGTTTGAGAACTGGTTTAAGCACACGTTACGCAACGGCTCAAAATCATTCAATATTGATTTACAAGTAGCTGGTGGATTGCTTGAACATGAATGCTATTTTGTGGGTGTGCCACAGTATACGCAGAATCAGCGCCGCTGGTCTGTTACTGCGTCATTATTAGCGATTAGCCGAGTCGGTTTGTCTGAATGTGATGCTGAATCATTGATAGCTATGTTTAACGTATTTGAAGAGCCAAACAAAGCGATCACTCAAATGGATACAATCACAAACACACTGGAAGCGCTATGGCTACCCTAGATCAGTACAAACGATTTACAGCTAGTGCGCCCGAGGCTCAGAGAGAGATTAGAACTATTGAGCTGAGTCATCCTGATTTTTCTCAGACGTACTATTTTGTTTCTGATTATGTTGATCTAGTAGCCCAGATAGAAACAGCCGCTACTGTTACATACCAGGCCGCAGGCATGAAAATTGTTGAGCCAGCCGAGCGTAACGACTCTGAGCAATCGCTTAGCGTTGTTATGGGCGCGGTTACTGACGAGCTACAGGATATTCTCAATGAGGTCACAGAGCTTGGTTATATGACAGAGATGAAAGTGACTTATAGAAAATATTGGTCGGGTGATCTTACTCAGCCAGCAGTTCCGCCGCTTGTACTGTATGGCTCAAATATCACATTCGACAATTCTGAATCTGTGTCGTTTACTGCCGAGGATACCGATCTATCCAACAAGCGAAGCGGGAGACTTTACACACTAACAGATTACCCAGGATTAGCTACAGCATGATTGATTATGAAGCGCTTAACAAATACATCGGAAAGCCGTGGGTTTATATTGAGCATGATTGCTATGCTGTTGTTAAGCAAGCAGCTAAAGAATTTTTCGATATCAATATTATTGATCTTGTCGAGCTACCGAGCCGCCCAAATGACGCAAAAACTGCCGAGACAATCTTAGAGCAAACAGAGAAGAGGCAGTGGAATAAAGTTGTAGAACCGCGAGGCGGCGATGTTGTTGTGCTATTTAATCGCCAGATGGTTCCTGTTCACGTTGGTTTATACATCGAAAAAGGTAATATTCTGCATTGTTTCGGCGGTGAGAATATGAAAAATGGTAGAACGCGATACGATCATTTAACTGTGTTAGAATTGATTTATCCCTATTCTGAATTCTATCGCTATGAAAATAATCACGATTGCTGACACTGCAAATATAACAAACCCGCTCACATTTGAAGTAGAAGATAACACCAACTTACTGGACTGGCTGATAGGTCACTATGGCCCAGATGGGTTTAGTGTTCAAACGCATGTTTTTTCTGGCTATATCTCCAAAAATACCGAGCTAGATATAAAGACTGATCTGAATAGAGAGATAGATCAGAATATCTTTATTATTCATAGACCTGAGGGAGCAGTGGAGACATTCGCAATCGCGTTTATCGTTTCTCTGGTTGTGTCTGTAGCAGTTGCGGCGCTTATGCCTACGCCAGAACTGCCGGAGAATACGCGCACACGACGAAAATCACAGAACAATGCTCTAGCAGGACAGACAAACATAGCACGCCCGCTTGATCGCGTTCCTGATATCTTTGGTACAGAGAAAAGCTTCCCTGATTTGATTGCGCCAACAACTCAGGAATACATTAATAACGTGCTGTTTAACACTGAATATATGTGTATTAGTCGCGGGTTTCTCGATATAACAGAGGTTCGCTCGGGTGATACGTTAGTTGAGAATATCATTGGTTCATCTGTTCAGATATTCGAGCCGGGTCAAGCGCCGACAGAGGTGTTGAAAACCGTAGTATCTAACGAGGTTAAGACACTCACGTTAAATCCTCCGAATGATGCTGGTGTTAAGCTTACTGCAAGCACGCGCCTTGGTTATGACTCTATTAACGATTACGGAATAATCACCGGTGCAGACGCTTCAGCATGGGAAGATTATCAAATAGGCTCCAGCGTAACTCTAAATGATGTGTTTATTGATAGTGCAAACGAGCTGTCACTAAATGAATCGTATGTTGTTGCTGAAAAATACGAGCAAAAACTAACCATCAATGATCTGCTAGCGGCTTACAACTCTTCAACTGATGAGTTAACCATTTACGGTGATTTCTCTGCGTTTGTAATTGATTCAGTCGCAACTATATCAAAAAGCTCTCTTAGAGCGCCTTATTTCGGCGTTTCGGTTGATGGGGTTTATAGGGTGAAAACAGCCAGTGCAAGTCTAATTATTCTATCTGATGCAAGTAAATCCAACAGTATTTGGAGAGATATTTTAGTAGATGTATTGATGATTGGGATTATCACTCAGGATGGTGTCGCGCTAAACGCTGTATCAACAGTTGTATCGGATTGGACAGACCCATCTTTTCCTCAAGCGCCCTTGCAGTTGTTGACAATAACTGAGAATAGAGTGCTCGATCCCAGAGCACAGTTACCAGATGAGCTGAAAAAACGAGGTCCGTTCATTGTCCCAGACAACAATAATGACGAAGTGTGGCTCGACTTTAGATTTCCACGTGGCTTAGTTTACGATAACGACAAAACGCTTCAGGCTGATATAAGTGTTTTATTTGAAGAGATAGATAGCAACGACGGCCCGACCGGGCCGTCGTTCACAGTCGAATATTCGTTTTCTGATAACGTGCTGGATGTGCTGAATTTCACTCGAAAAGTAACTGTTGCGGACGGTTTGGACAATACGAAACGCTATAGGGTTAGCGCAGAAAGAACGAGCGGGACGGTGGTCGGTGCGCTTCCAGGGGCGCAGGACCAAATTCAGTGGTCAAGGCTCGCAGGAATTACTGATATAACCACGGCTGACACGACAGGCACAACTCGAATACAGATCAAAACTCAGGCTACTGAACAAACAGCATCACTACAGAACCGCGAATTCAACATGATCGCACAGCGTAAAGTCGTGGCATATTCGGGTGGCTCAGTTGTTGGTGATATAGAAACAGGCGTAGGACTGACACCATCAAATAGAATGGCTGATATTTTTCTGCACTATTGTCTTGATCCAGAATTGGCAGCTCGTGATATATCGCAGGTTGATGCAGATGCTATTTATGCGATTCAGGCAGAGCTCGATGGTGTTTTTAGTGGTCAGTTAGGTGAATTCAATTACACGTTTGATAACCAAAACACACCGGCAATTGAGGAGTTGCGTCAGATCGCTAACGCTGCTAGATGCTTCATAT